GTGAAGAATCTCAAGTCATCTATCTCACCAAGGTTTGTACCACCCGGTAGTGTGTCCACTTTAGAACCTCTACCCTCTGCTGTCTGTGGGAAGAAGTAATCTTCGTTTATTGACATTGGGTTGTATGTTGCATCTATGAAGTTTGCTCCACCTGATGCACTTGGAATTCTTCTTTGGTTGATCTCGTTTTTGACCCTCTCAACGAACTGCATAGCCAAGTGTGTTGGCATGTTACCCACGTCTATGTAGAATACCCTTCTTTCAGGTGCTCTTTGAACCCTGTAGATGATGATTGCGTCTTCTAATAATTCTTTTTGTTTGTAAACCTTGAATACTTGTTCTAACACCGACTGTCCAAATGGGAATAGGTTGTCTAGACCATCTGACATTGACATGTGGATCACATGTTCTGCGTTTATGTTGTACGCATTCATGGTCTTGTAGAATCTTCCACCTGCGTTTCCGCCTGCGAAGCCTGACATGTTGTTTGTGGCACCTGCGTTTGCATAACTTGATCCGTATGCCGCTGTTCCACCGCCTGTGGTTCCACCACCACCATAAGTTTGATTTGGTGTGATCTGTGTTGCACTCAATCTCTGTAAGTTAGGGTTTATATCTCTGATCACATACTGTTCAGGTTTCTTGCCCTCTGATTCATTTACAACGATCCTGTCAACTTTGGCGTTGTCTATGTACAACCATTTCTGTGTTTCCGGATCCCTAACGAAGAAACAGTCTCCGTATTTTAATGCGTTCCTGAATATCCTAAAAATTCTCTTGTTGAACTTGTTTGACTTGGTCCATTGTTGAAGTGCCTTCTTGAGAAGTTTCACTTCGTGTTCTGTTGTCTCATCATTGAACACTATGTCGAACGGAGTTTCGTTCTCTGTGTTCTGCTGTGTCGAGAATTCCGCCAGGATGTCCAGTGCCGCATTGATCTCCGAGTCTGAATCCATTTGGTCATACTGGAAGTATCTCTGTATCCTGTTGGGGTGTCCTGTGTACACGTCCGGAAGATAGGAACTGTAATTCCTCTTCGCGAAGTTGGGCACTTTCTCTCCACTTATGGGAGAAAGGTTAGCGTCTTTAAAATATTTTTTCCAAGCCATACTTTATTATACTAGACTTCCTGTCATGTTTGCAACATTATTATTCATGTTTTTGGTATTTCTTTCAATCATACTTGCTATCATGTTGTTCGTATTTAACGTTTTGTTGAGGTTGTTGATAGCCACTACCAACTTGTCTTCTCCTCCGCCGGTTATTTTGTCTTTAACCAACATAATACTGTCTTTGAAATCCTTCAATCCATCCTTAAAATTATTGAGTTCCAATGTTTGTGCATTTTTCAGTGGATCTCCCTCCATTGTGCCCCGGTACATGGCATCGTGTGCGCCAAGTAACCCAATCATTTGTTTTGGTGTGACCACTGCTTCCATGCCGTGTAGCATGGCCGGTGTTCCACTGCCGAAGTTCTGGAACAGTGCTCCTGTTCCCATGGTTCCTTTGTTGAACATGGATTTGGCATCTACTGCATCTTCATTGTACCCTTTGAATATTCCATACCCTGCACCAAGTATTCCTCCTATTGCGGCTCCAACTGCTGTTCCCACAATAGGTATCGCAGATCCTATCATTGCACCAGTTAACGCACCGCCTGCCGCGGCTCCGCCAACACCTAAACCTTTTTTCGCGTGGGTGTCTGCACCTGCGGCATACTCACCACTGGCACCAGCAATACCTACACCGGCCAACGCCCCACCTGCCTTTAATCCTGCTTTTCCCATTCGAGCCATGACACCTGACTTGCCCATTCCTATCGCTGTACCCAGTGCCACAATGCTGACCTGCTTGGCGAAGTCAAATATCAGTGCCCCCGCCAGTGCCGCCATCAGCGCCTTGCCGAAGTTGGCCGGACTGAAACCCTTGATCGTCTCAACAATTTTTTCCACGTATCCTTTGAAATCACCTGTGATGAATTCTGTAAACCTTGTTATGGCTGGGGTCAGTCCTGATAAAAATTGTGTCTGTACTTCAGCGAACGCGGTCTTCAATCTTCTCATCTCTTCATTGAATGGCATCATGGTTTCTGCCAGTTCTTTGGCTTTTGCCGCTTGTTCGGCCGCGGCCTCGCCTACATCCATCTGTTGTGTGGCAAAGTAGTTCATCGCATTGGCAAGTTCTGGAAACTGCCTCAAGATTATCTGATCCATCTCATCCATAAAGCCTTGGGCGTGCGGTTTAAACATGGCCATTATTTCTGGTGCTGTTTTACCTGCTTTAACCAAGTTTTTGAAGTTCAAGAACAGATCCGCGATCTCTGGATTAAGACCCATTAACTGTTCACCGAGTTCGTCAAACGGTACACCAGATTCCATCATCATCTTGGCGTTGTCATGCATGGCGGGTGCCATCACTTTCAATCCTGCCAGGAATAGGTTCGCTTGAGTCGCCTGGTCTTCAGTCAGTCCGGTCAATGCCTTTTGGAGTAGTGCATCTTTCTGCTGAGCCTTGACTTCGTCATCGATCTGTTTTCTCTGGATACCTGTTGTTTTGGCTAATAGATCAAGTTGTTTGGCGTACTTGGTAGTTCTCTCGGCCACCTGTCGTGCTGTCAGTGTTTCTTTTATTTCCGCGAATCTCTGTCTTTCCAGGTACGTGCCCATGTAGTCGTTGAGCTCTTCTGTTGTGATACCAAGATTGAACAGACCGTCTGCCAAGGCCTTGTCCCTTATGGACAGTGAGAACTGTGCAAGGTTCTTTATACCCTGTTCCGTGGTACCAAAAAGTGATGACAGTGCTAATGCGTTGTCGGCTACTAATCCGCCAAACTCACCCAGTGGTAACATCGCGGAGTGTGCCATCTCCCTCATGCCGATCAAACTCTTACCAAAACTTGCACCGACCTGAGACAACTCCCTGAACACATTCACATTGTAGTCTAGGCTTCCTGCAAGTGCCTGAACTGCGTCTCCGGCCAGTCCAAATCTGGAAAACATGCCCGCCAGTTGTTCCATGTCATTGGACGCCGAGGCCGCACCGTCGCCTAACTTGAACATTGTCTTCACAAATGGTCCGGCAAAACTAGTGGCCTTGTCTAAAGAATCGGAGAACTCCGCTACGGATTCTTCTGCCTTGTCAAATTCCTTGTTGATATCTTTTAAGTTTTTTATCTCTTCATCATCGAGTTTTTTCTTTGCCTTCATCGACTTGATGGTTGCTTCTAACTGTTTCTGAAATTCTTTCTGCTCTTTTGCTGATTTACCAGCCAGTGAGCCCGTTATGGCACCCGAACGAGATTTGTCGTCGGTCATCCTCTTTAGGGTTTCTATGAGTTTTTCTATTTCTCTTTCCAATTCCATATGGTTTTTAATCACCGGGTTTTATACGCACATAAATATTGACACGTAACAGCAACTATACTATATTTATAGACACAAAAAACCATGGATAAGCCATTAACAAACATGCCAAACATACCAGGAACGCCCACAACTAGTGCGGCTGAAAATCCACTTAAAAAATATTACAGACAACCGTCGATCTACATCAAGTTGCCCTCCAAGGGACGGTTCTACGATGCAGACAGTTTCACACCCACAGAGACCGGTGACATACCCATATTGCCGATGACAGCAAAGGATGAGATGACTTTGAAGACACCAGACGCACTGATCAACGGTCAGGCCACGGTCGATGTCATCGAAAGTTGTGTGCCGAACATCAAGAATGCCTGGAGGATCGTCAATCATGACTTGGACGTCATACTATTGGCCATGAGGATTGCGACCTATGGTGAGAGCATGACCTTAACTGGTTCGGTGCCTAATACCTCAGATACTGTGGAACACACAGTCAGCCTTCCGGCAATGTTGGAAGAGGCGGCCAAAGAAGAAATCACAGACACTTTTGCAACCAAGAGCGGGTTTCAGGTCAAAGTAAAACCAATGGACTACAAGCAGTTAACAGACACACAGATCGGTGCATTCGAGAAACAGAAACAGTACGCGGCGATGATGTCAAAAGAAGGGATAGACCCTGAGGAAAAAGGAAAACTGTTTGCTGAAAACTTCAAGCAGTTGACTGAATTGAACTTCAACGTGCTCTACAATGCGATAGCAGAACTACACACACCAGATGCTATTGTGGTTAAGGACCACGAACAAATAAAAGAATTTCTTGACAACGCACCAAAAAAAGTTGTCGAGGAGATACAAGAAGGCCTTGCAAAGAACAGAATACAAGGAAGCATCAAACCTATCAAGTTGAAAGCAACTGAAGAGCAGATCATGAAAGGTGCTCCGGCCAATTACGAAATGCCGATCACGTTTGATAGCTCAAATTTTTTCGCATAAATCTGCTGTCAATGGGGGACTCTGACATTATCAAGTACCTCAAGGAGTTCGACAGCCATATCAAGAACATGAAAATGGAAGTATTCAAGACCATGTGGTACATGCGTGGGGGCATATCCCATCAGGAAGCACTGAATCTGAGCCCGGAAGACAGGAAGGTAATACATGCTTTGGTAAAAGAAAACATGGAGACAACCAAAAAAACCGGTCAGCCTTTCTTCTAGAATATAGTATACTATTATAACATTTGAAAATGCAGATAATTAACACTTACATATGTCCGAAAAAGACCTAGTCAAAGAACTCAAATCCGAAATCGTAGAAATCACAAAAGACCGTGATGATGCTTTGTCTAAGGTGAAGGCCAAGGAGAGCCGGATGAAGCAGGTGTTGATCAAACTGGAACACGCCACACAGGATGTGCAGACAGTGGGCCACAAGATAGGTGAACAGAACAAGCAGATAGCGGAACTGCAGGCCAAGTTGGACACCAAGGGCCGACTGCTTGACGAGGCCCTGCAGAAAATCAAGGACATACATGACGACTCAACAGAAAAAACAGAACCCGACACAGACGATAAAGAATTGGATCAGTGAGTTTGTAACCAAACCCAATCCCATATTCGGTGACCTGCCGCCGTGCCCATTCGCACAGAAGGCCATAGTGGAAGATAAAGTCGAATTTGTCGAATTGAATGGCACTGGCAACTACAACACATTATATCAGTTCATAACACAGTTTGATTTCGAAGAAAAAGATGTATTGTGTATGATCGCTGAACCCGATCAATTTTCCGCCAAAGAGACTGTCAGTATAGCAAATGACTTGAATCGATATTTCATGAGGAAGGACATTGTTGTCCTGGAAGATCATCCAGAAATCAATGAGCACGTCGAGGATGTGAAATTGAACAACGGCAAGTATATTTTATTTTTGGCACAGAGTTTAAGCAAGTTGAACAAATTCTCCAAGATGTTGGAGACCGGACCTTACTACAAGAATTGGTCTAAAGGTTATCTGGAATCAGTGAAAGGTTTCCGAGAGAAGAAAAGTCAGTAAGTTTACTGTCCCTCCTACACAATCGTTTGTACTGTTTTTTGTTGGTGCTCCATTCGGTGCCGGTCCACCACTCGAATCCTCGATAGTTGGCCTTGTATTCCGACGACAGCTCGTAGCCTGATCCCATGTAGAAGTACCTCACGTAGTTCTCACTGGCCCACTCGATCTCCATGTCCAGCGTTATGTCACTTATGGGAACGGTGTTGGCATGGATCACACTCTCCAGACCCGCGAGGTCCTGGGAGTCATATGAGTCTATGGTGGAGTAGTTGTCTTCCTGGTACCTGTATCGTTTCTGTTTGGTGAATCCTATGATGTTGTCCGCGGTGCCGGTGTAGAACAGCATGAACTGATCACGCCTGTGGTAGTGTCCGAAGGGATCGTAGTCCGCGCCAAATTTTTTCCGTTCCATGTACTGCTTGTATATGTGCGGCAGTCCCAACAGTTTGACCATCTCACTTGCGTCGATAACCTTTATGCCGATCTGCTCGCCGGCGTGCGTGTGCGATTTGTATCTAGGACGCCATTTGTCCATGTTGATCCGTGTGCTACGTGATTGGTAGAATACCTCACGATGATTGTTTATGGGGTGGTCCAGTGCGAGCCAACCCCGGTCGATCGCTTCCGATTCCTCATCCTCGTCCACTATGGCCATGGGTCGGCATATGACCAGATCCTGCTGTTCCTGTTTGCCGAATGTGTGGTCGAAGAGTAGTTCCATTGTGTGATATTTAAGGTGCTGTCAGAGACGGCTTACGCCATCTGAAACTTCGCTTACGCTCGTTTCTTTTTTAACTTACGCAGTTGTAAAAAACTTGAACGCAGTGTGCGTTCTCTGTGGTAGATGAGCAGTCACAATTCGGCTATTTCTAGCCGAACTGACTTAAACTCTGTGGTGAGTTCACAGTCACTATACATCGCTACTCTCGTCGGGCGGTTGTGCTGTACCCGTTTGCTCATTCATTACAACGCGAATCTACCAAACCCCTGTATAATGGTTTTTGGTAAATCTGAGGTCTATCTTTTTCTAGGAGCCTCATCATTTTTTGCTGTTTGCATCTAAGGATTCACCTGTCGCTTGTTAGCCGCATTTCCTTGCTCACTGGTTGCGATGCTATGTTTGCCTATGGGGAAATTTGTTTGCCTGGTGGAAGGATACGGTTGCCCTTCAACTACTATATAACACAGATAAAAATGTCAGTCAATCTTTTTGGCTTTAAATACCGCTATGCATTGGACGTACCAAGGAAATGAAATTACCAACATGCCGGAAGATGTTGTGGGATTTGTTTATCTCATAACAAATACAACCAACGGTAGGATGTACATAGGCAAGAAACTTGCTAGATTCAAGAGAAGTCGTCCACCACTCAAAGGCAGAAAGAACAAGCGTAGATACAAGGTTGATTCTGACTGGCAAGACTACTACGGTTCAAGCGATGATCTCACAATCGATGTCAACAAAATTGGTAAAGATAAATTCACGAGGGAAATACTTTTCTACTGCAAGTCCAAGGCGGAACTATCTTATGTTGAGGCACGTGAACAGTTTGCACGTAAGGTCCTAGAAACTAATGATTACTACAATGGTCATATCCGTGTGAGAGTACACGGCAAGGGAATAATCAAGTCATAAAAAAACCCCCGACTATTGCTAGCCGGAGGATTTGGGTTTTGCAAAATCCAATAATCGATTACGCCGCTGTCTTCGCCGCGTTCTTGACTTCCTGAATTTCTTTTCTTCTTGCTTTGATCAACTTAGACAGATTTGCCAATGCTTTTCTGGCTCTGGTAGCAGATGCTTTAACACCCTTCTCTACGAACTTACCATTCTCTTCTGAGTAAGTTTGAATCTCTGTCATGATCGATTCGTGTGTTTCATTTGACATATGTTTTTTCTCCTTCTATTGTCGTACGATATAATTAATTAACATATGTTTAATTTAAGCACACAAGATGTGGTTTTGTCAACAAGAAAATTAAACAATTATCTCAACATCATTGGCATAGTTGGTAAAACCATTCTCTTTTACAACTTTCAGTACACTATTCACTCTGCTCACCAACTCGTCTTTGTGTGATATTAGGAAAATATTTTTTTGTTGTGTACGACTCATTTCTTTCAGTACAGCCATTGAACTCTCAACACCAGATATGTCCATACCTGCATCCACCAGTTCGTCAATGAATAGCAAGTTGATCTGTTGATAAAGACTTTCCCACACATCTCGGAATGCCCAACTCAAACTTAGGATCAATCTGTTTCTTTCTCCCCTACTCAAATTGTCAAAATCCAATTCTCTGCCTAGTTCTTCTATACGTACAGTGAGGTCTGATTGGAAAGTCACTGTGTGTGGCAGTTTTACCTTGCCCAAGAAGTATGCTAATCTTTGATTCAGGTATGTTAAGTTTTGTTCTATTATCCTTGTTCTTATGAAAGAGTCTTTGGCTGTCAGCAATTTGTACAAGAACTCCTGGTGCCTGTGCAAGTCTTCTAGTTCGTTTGCTTTCTCAAAATCAATTTTTTGTATTGCTGTTTTAGTTAATTCTTCGACCTGTTCGGCATATGGATCCTGTTTCTTCTCGTTTTGTTCAAGTTGTCGTTTGAGATCCTTCAATGATCCCTTGTGATTGTACGCCTCGTCCATGGAGTCGTAGTAGGTATCCGGGGTGTTGCCCAAATCACCAATTTCGTCTATGCCCTGTTGTATCTTTGCAAGATCACTTTCAAGTTTTGAACTGTATTCTTTGGATTCAGTCAATGTTGTTTTTAATTTGCCAACCAATTGCTCGTGCTTGTCATCGTGTAATTCTTGCTCACAAGTCGGACATTTTTGTTGAGCCGCATACTCTAGGTCACTTTCTGTTTTTTCCACAGTGCTTTTTGCTTTTGTGTACGAGTCTTCGTGATACGCTTTTTCCTTTTGTAAACTCAATAATTTGATATAGTTTTCGTTATGTTTCTGCAGACGTTTGTGTGCATCCAGTTCCGCTTTGATGTCTACTTTTTCCAGTTCCGCTATTGCTTCTGCAAAACTTTTTGAGTCTTCCTCTTTTTGTGTTTGCCATGCACTCGACCTTATTTTTAAACTTTCAATCGATTCTGTAATTTTTTCATTAGATGCAACCCTGGCATCTATTTTTAGTTTTTCTTCAGTAAGTATTTGTTTGGTTGCTTTTTGCTTTTCTTTTAGCAGATCTGCTTTTTGTGAGAGCAGTGTTATACCAAGCAACTGCTCAATAATTTCTCTTTGTTCGTTTGCCTTGGTTGATAAAAACGGTTGTGTGTATGTGTTCAACGCAATTATGTTTTTAAACATGGAATGGGTCATGCCCATTAGTTTATTAATTTCTACCTGTGTTTCTCTGTTCTCACCTTGTGCTTCGTTGCTTTCTACGTTTTGTTCGATGTTGTTTGCGTAGAATCTAAACACCTGTGGCTTTCTTCCACGCTCTATTGTGTACTCCACATTGTTCTTTACAAACTTGACACTGACCAACATGCCTTTCTCGTTGGTCTTGTTTACGAGATTGTCTCTTCTTATGTTTGTCAATGCTTCGCCAAAGAACACATATGAGAGTGCATTAATGATTGTGGTCTTACCGGTACCGTTCCTAGCACCTGCGTCATCACCACCCAGGTCCATGTTCTCACCAATCACGAGCACAAGATTTTTGTTGGCAAAATTTATTGCCTGGGCCTGATTGCCCACGCTCATGAAGTTTTTAACTATTAGTTCTTTAATTGTTAACATCTAGATCGTTATAAATTGCTGTTAATATGTTTTTGTCGTATGTTTCTGACTCAACACCCTGCAGTTGTTTGACCACGATTTGATCTACAGAATCAAATTTTTGTACTTCAACAGTTGGTTGCTGTGCCTTGTCCACCTGCTCTGGTATTAGTTGCAGTTCCCTCAATTCGTATTTGTCTATAAATGTTTCTCTGACAAAGTTTGCTTCTTCATACGAGATTTTTATGTCCAGTGTGACTCTCACGTACATTTTTGGTTTTAAGTATTTTTCAGGATCAGCCAATAGGTCACTTATCTTTATTGTGATGTATCTTGGCATGTCTGGCCAGTTGATGTATTTGGGTTTACCGCCCATTTCTATTATCATCATGCCCCTGTCGTCGTCCCAGGCATCTGAATAATTGTGTGGGAAGGCGTTGCCCATGTATGTCACATTTTTCATCACCTGCCTTTTATGGAAGTGTCCTGAGAACACCTGTCCGCAGTTGGCAAAATGGTCTGTCTGTATTCCACCCACGTCCGGCATCTCCACCATTGCGTTCATCTTGAAGTATGGCAGTTCAAAATGACCAAACACATACTGTTGATTTAACTTCTGTATCTTCTTCCATTCGTCGCCAACTATCCATGGAATGATTGCAACATCATCTTCGACTATCCATTCGTTGACAATGTGTATGTTTGGAATGTTTCTGATAAACTCCATTGAGTTTATTTCTCTTTTTTCCCTGTAGAACAAATCGTGGTTGCCCATCATAACGTACACCTTCTCAAACGCTTTGCCCAGTCTCTCTATGTTGGAAACTGTGTAGTTCATTGTGGAAACGTTTGTGCTTGATCTGTGATGGTGCCAGTCGCCCAGGAATATACAAGTTTCACAACCTTCTGCTTTGGCCTGTTCTATGAACCAGTATATAAATGCCTCACAGTCATCGTTGTGTATTCTAGAATTACCCTTCATGCCGAAGTGTATGTCTGTGAAACAGGCCACCTTTTTAAAGAATGCCATTTATTACCACCTCTTCTTGACTATTGGTTTATGATTGGTCATGTCAACTTTTCTAGAGTTAACACTTTCAAAATCTTCTTTGTCTATCTTGCCTTTTTTCTTCAATGCTTTGTTCAATTTTGCAATACCAGTTTTATTGACCTGTCGCACTTCGCCGTGTATCGTTTCCATTCTTTTTTTATATACTGGCGAACTGGCATCATTTTCATTTTGTCTTGTGAAACTGGGCATCATGTTGTTCTGTTCCAGAAGATCATCTCTGATTGCTTGATTCTTTTTTTCTATGTTCAGTATCCTTGTGAAACTGTTTGTGATGGCCGCGGTGTAGTATGCGAATGGATTGTCCGACTTCGATTCGTCGAATTGCAGACCGATCTGTGATAGTTGCATCAAGGCCTGTGACTGCATCTCATCATTATACGTGTAGCCTCTCCAGTTGGATCTTGTCCCATATCTCTCACAGAGCTTCATGTACATCATTGCCAGTTGGTTTGTCATCTTGCCGTGGTCTGATGAGAAATTTCCATTGCTCATTCCTCCCACCCAGTGTGATTTCCCAACACACGAAAGTTTGCCTTTTTTATCCAATCGGTAGTGTTGGAATGGTGGGAAGTTGACCTTGGTGTGATGGTCCGCTGTTGTTTTTGGACTCTTCTTCCTTCCGGAATCCATGGGTATGTGATCGAACGTCATAACCCGGAATACTAGGTTGGTTTTGTCTATCTTCCTTGGGGAGATGGTGTAATCAGATAACTTGATCTTCTTTTTGCCCTCGGCCTTGGCCTGCTCCCACGCCTTGTTTGACAATCTCTTGGCTTGGTTCTTTTTGGCCTCTGCTATGGTCCTGCTGTTGATCTTCTTCAGGTTAGGCACTATTATGTCATACCCTGCGTCCTCGGGCATAACGTATGAACAATAGGTGTTCTTGCTGGCATGTATTTGTGCCAGTAAATCTCGGTTGTTTAAGTACTTTACTCTTTTCATAATTTTTCTGTGTTATTGGATAAAAGTGACCACAAACAGGTCTGTTAGATCGTGCCGTAAGGATTATTAAGTGCGCCTAAAATTGTGCCTATAAATATAGTTAAAGTATACGAAATTTTACAATGGAAAGCAACCTTTAATATGATCAAAAAAACACTGGGTGGTGTAATCAAAGACGTGGGACAGGGTATATTCAACAAAACCCTGGGCAGACTCATGGGTGCAGGTATTTCCACGGACAACCGTATGGTCCAAGCAAGGGCCAAGTGGTCGGGCAGGAATGACAAAAAAGATTGGCGTGTGAGATTACAAGTACCAAACTCAAACGAACTACAAAAATTCTTTGATTTTGCCAACAATCCTATATTGAACCCACTGGCAGAATCCAATGGTATTTTCTGGCCACTGACACCGATGATGCAGATCCAACACTCTGCCAACTACGATGCCTTGGCAATGACACACAGTAACATGCCACAACAGGCATATGGTCAATCACAGGTTGACTCATTGAATATCATAGGTGAGTTCCCGGTACAGAACAGCGAAGACGCCAAGCACTGGGTGGCAACAGTAAATTTTTTAAGGACAGCAACAAAGATGTTTTTCGGTCTGGATGACGGCACAGGGTTGAAAGGAAACCCACCACCGATCATGCATTTGTCAGGGTATGGAGACCACATGTTCAACAAGGTCCCAGTGGTAATAAACAGTTTCAACGTTGAACTACGACAGGGCATAGACTACATATCAACAGTACAAACCCAAGTAGGTTACGGACAGGGTAGAGTTGATAGAGGGCTGGCGGAACGTGTTCAGAGAGGGGAGGACCAGTCATGGGCACCCACACTGTCAAACATATCTGTGTTGGTAACACCTATATACAGCAGAGATTCCATGAAGACATTCTCAATGAAGAGATTCGTCAAGGGAGAGTTAAACGGTAAGGGCACTAACGAGGTAGGATTTATCTAATGGCAAACTATTCAAATACTTCACCTTACTTCGAAACAGAAATGAGATCTACGTACCTGGATGTGTTGAATCCACGAACGTTGACAATAGAGGATGACGATCAGAGCTACACAATAGAAAGAACCTATGCATACAGACCAGACCTTCTTGCATATGACCTTTATGGAACGCCCAGGTTATGGTGGGTGTTCACACAGCGTAATCCAGATCAAATAGAGGATCCGATATACGATTTCAAACCGGGAGTAACGATCAAACTGCCAAAAAAAGAAAACGTGTTAAAAGATTTAGGACTATAAACTTATGAAAGTTTATAATAAGATAGTTTACGACAAAGACAACAACATCATAGAAGAAGATTCCTACGACTACGACGGCCCTGTTGCCCAGGCCAGAAAGGCTTATACATCCGGAACGGCCCGACCATCGAAAAATACTACGTCAAACTCTAGCAAATTCCAAACAAGATTCAGCGGCAATAAAAATTTACACAAAGAGACTATAGGACGTACCAACAATAATGATTATGAGGGAGTGACCGCTCCTAGTAACAATGGCGGATCCTCAAAATCTTATCCAGGGTCAGCCGCAAATTCAATGATAGAATTGGGGAAGTTATCTATCTCGGATAATTTGGTGCCCAATCCACTTTTCAAATATGCCAGTTACAACACCATATTCACACTGAGCGCCATGAATCAGGCCGAACTGAAGGATCCCCAAACTCTTTTTAAGGGTGCACCACACGACATCATAGTGAGGAGTGGGGGAATAGGAGATCCGCGGGTCAGCACCAACGCAGAACCTGGAGTGGCCAAGGCGGTGAGAGAAAAAATTTCAGAAAAGGCACAGCAGGTGATGGACGATGCACAGGCGGTCCTTGCACAAGGGCGTGACTTATACTTCAACAGCGTTCGAATGGAGAACATTCCAAGTTTGAATGAGAGACGTAGGCTCACTTCCGTCACAAGCGTTGAAATGGAAATAACAGAACCAATGGGGATAAGTCTTTTAGACAAGATACGTGGTGCGGCCGCCAACTGCAACTTCTTGGATCATATCAATGCCCCATATTTGTTGACAATGGAATTCAAAGGGTATGACGAGTTGGGCAACATAATATCAGAGAAAGACCAAAAAGTACTACAAAGGAAGATACCTATTAAGTTGATATCTATGAACATAACTGTAAATCAAGGTAGTACTGTCTATACCATGAAAGCAGTACCCTACAACGAACGAGGGTTTTTCAATAATCCCACATACCTGCGTACTTCGGGACAGATACTGGCAGGCGATAACATACAAGATTCAATGAACAATGTCGCTAACCTACTGAACAAGCAGGTGAAGGATGAAAAGGATGACAAGATGATCGAGATACCGGACACATACCAAATCGTGGTAGACGAACTGTTCAGAGATGAAAAGCCAATGCAGGGCAATTTAGGTACCATGGACATAGCAGTGGGAGAGCAGGATCAAAAATTTTCCAACCAAGGAGTTGGTGGACAATCACCAGGACCACAGAGAGGTCAACAAGGCAAGAAACCAAGAAAGGCCGGCACTGTCAAACAGGGAGACAACATACTCACTATAATGTCAGAGCTGATGAAATCACTACCGAGGTTCCAGGAGGAAGGATCCATAGACAAATTCATGGCCGCGATCAAGAACAGCACCGAGGAAATGTATTTTGACTATTTCATGATCGAAGCCAGTGTGGTGCCCGATCCTAACCAGTTTGACCGTCTCAGGGGTGTCCATCCCAGTACGATAACTTACAACATAGTTCCATACAAGGTACATGCGTATTCTCTTGCGGAACCAGGCACCAGCACAGGTACCAATTTTGAACCATTTGTCAAAAAGGCATACAACTACATATTCACAGGCGACAACGTGGACATATTAGACCTCAGTATTAATTACAAAGTGGCCTATTTCTCGTCCAAGCTCAAAGACATAGAGGGCAAATCCAGTGGAGACAAACTGGCCAGTAAACCAAAAAAACCAGAAACGGTGAAAAAAGGAGATCCAGAAACAGTGGATCCTTTTCTTGGACCAGGATTCATACACCAATCACAACCTGGAGTGGCCAAGTCAGTAACTAGTGGTATAAACAAAGGACCTTCCACGGCGTTGGATCAACGTATGGACGCACTGTCAAATCCAAAAGGAGACATGGTCAAGGTAGACATGACCATTCTAGGTGATCCAGCATACTTGGGGCAGACCCAGTTCATACCTACCACTGCCGACAAGGACATATTAGCCGCTAACCAGAAAAAACTGTCATTCTCGTCAGGCAACAGAATGGTGTGGAACGAGATATTTGGCAACTACAACATGGGGTTCGGAGACACAGTGGTAAGGCTGACCTTCCGTTCGCCAGCAGATGTCAACGACAAACTCGGTATATATGATATCAATGAGCAGGAGCAGATACAGTTCTCCGGTTTGTACAGAGTTATAAAAGTAATCAGCACATTCGCAGATGGCAAGTTCACGCAGGTGCTTGAGATGGTGAGATTCAAAAACCAGGGAGACAAACCAAAGGTCTATGCGGAGAAATCTTACATAAAACCAAACATTCATGACAACAGACCCGGAATGCTAGGAGACGGATTAGTAGAGTTGGGAGAGTACAATGCCTTAAGGGCAGACATCAGGGATAGTTTTAGGGGTGGATTCAGTGGTCTAGTTAAAAAAGTAGCCGACGCCGCCCAGGATAAATTAAAAGAAAAACTAGGGATTAATATACACAGGAAATAACAATGTCAGGATTACACAATTACGTCAGCGGTGACGCTTCAACTCCCAAGGCACCGGGTGTCAACGAGGATTGGGGTAAACTATCGCCGGGTCCATATGTGGGTGTGGTCAAATCAAACAACGATCCCTTAAGGGCCGGCAGGCTCAAGGTGTTGATACCTTCACTGAAAGGTAGCACCGGATCGGATTTCGATGGTCTCATAGACTGTGACTACCTGTCTCCGTTCTATGGCAACAAAGGATTATCATACATCAAGCAAGGATACAAACACACAGACTCCCAGTTCTCATACGGATTCTGGGCAGTACCACCTGACCTAGAGACCAGGGTACTGGTGATATTCGCAGAGGGCAAGATAGAGGAAGCGTTCTGGATAGGATGTGTGCAGGAGCCACTTACAAACCACATGACACCAGGTATAGCCTCTTCTTTCAGAACAAGAGACTCTGACAACCAGAGCACCCAAGATGAATATGGTTCGGAGAATCTACCTGCGGGTGAAGTCAACAGACTCATGGACATCGATGAAAACAATTTCGACCAGGCACCCATGCCGATACACCCACTCGCAGACACATTGATGACACAGGGTCTGAGCAAAGACAACATCAGGGGAAACACCACATCTTCGGCACAAAGGGAAGCACCAAGCCAGGTGTTTGGCATGAGCACACCGGGTAGACTCAACCCTGGCGCAACACCGGTCAAGGTCGGAGCAAAGGATTCCGAGGCCGAGGCCATAGTGGACAGGTTGTCCGGACACACATTCGTCATGGACGATGGTGCAGAAGACGGCACTAACCAACTGACAAGATTACGTACGTCATCAGGACACCAGTTGCTGATGCACGACTCAGAAGGAATAGTGTACATAGCCAACGCATCAGGTAACGCCTGGATAGAGATGAACAAGGAAGGCAGGATAGACATTTACTCTGGTGTGGGAGGTATCAACATGAGGACACAGGGTGACTTCAACCTACACGCCGACGCCAACATCAACATGCACGCCGGCCAGAGTGTACGTATGTCAGCACCAGGAACAGATGACGTGTATTACAAGCCAGATGACTTACCGGTCAAGAAAGGACAGAAGTCAACTGCTGATATAAAAGTCCCTAGGAGACCAGGAGAGATATTGATGTCAACAGACTACCTGCAGACAATGGCGGAAAAAGGTGTGTTCACAAGTTCTCAGGATGGACAGATCTCCACATACGCTAAAGGTGGTATGTTCTCGTACACAGACGGGCAGGTGCTGGTGGGAGCCGGAGGACAGATACACTTGGCCGGTGCACAGGTACATTTCAATTCAATTGCGGCCAGTGACAAGTGGGGACCTAAATGGTTGAAACCATCCGAAGTTGGCATGGAGCCTAGACTAGAGGGAGACGTGGATTTGACCAAGAAGGGCATAGAGCCATTGGCACCATTCACCAAACAGACCAAGACAACAGTACACAGATTCATAACACACGAACCGGTGCCAAGGTTCAAAGGATTCTCAGCCGACGGTTTAATGCCGAATTTCGATGAAAACTCTGATATGATGGACAGTAAACAATGGTACAAACTTTCAGCCACACCAGGGACAGTGGAATTCATGGAACAGCAAAACAGACTGAGCCCAATCGCCGCTGTTAGAGACGGACAGGCACAGGCTGACATGGAAAGGATCGCTAGGGACCAGATGGGAACATCTACAGATCCCAAAAAGGCCAGGGCGATACTGGCAAACGTTGGGAAACTTTATGACAAGAAATTTAACATAGCCTCTTTATCAAAAGACAAATGGGACCTGGCAGACAGCATCAGCAGTAAGTTCGCGGGTTTCAATGTTTCAGACAAAGCAAGTGATGTCCTCAACAACACAACGAAGAAACTGGCAGATCAGGTCATAGACACAATATCTGGATCAGATGCAGTTGCCATGTTCAAGGACAATGTTTTCGTTAACCAAGCAGGAGAACTTTTCGCACTGGGTGGAGGAGCAGACTTCTCTAAACTTGCGGCGGGAAATGTTAAGGGATTCGCGACAGATGTAGGGTCCAAAGCACTGGCCAACGTGGCCAACGACACATTCCAGAAGGCGGTGGGAGACCTCACCAAGAGGAAGGCCATAGGTGTGGACAAGTGGGGCAACATCGTATATGAACGATCGGTTTTACCAAGTTCCGTAGCCGGCATAGACATATCCGGCATCGCGGGCAACATCAACATAGCCAACCTTGCATCCATAGGTGACCTCAAGGCCGCGACCAACGTGTTCAAGAACGTGGTGGCAGGACAGGTTACATCTGCAGTCACGTCGACGGCAATATCGGCCATAAAAGGACAGGCATCGTCCTTCATAACAGGATTTTTAGGAAAAAGCACAGCGAGAGAATTGGCCCGTGTCGGAGGAGTGAATGCGGCCAGCAGTCTAGGACTCAAGATAGGAGCAACCAAGTTGCCACAACTTTTAGGTGGACAAACAATTAGTTCTGTGGCATCATCTATCGGTAGTTTCTTCAGTTCAGGATTCGGTTTCAGTGATGAAAGACTGAAAGAAGACATAAGATTTGTTGGCAAATCGTACGCAGGAATTAACATATATTCATTTAAATACAAACAACTGCCTGGTAGGTACATGGGAGTAATGGCACAAGAAGTCCCATGGGCTAGGCACATGACAGACACTGGTTACTATGCTGTGGATTACAGCAAGGTGGATGTGGAATTTAGGAGGTTACATTAATGGCATACGGTGATTCAGGAGACGGTGGTTCAGGCGCTCTATCAGACAAGCAAGTTTCCTTCAAAGGATTCAGCAGTCGTGCTGACCAGAAGAATTTCAAGTTGTATGATTTCGAAGTTGCCAAACAGGACCTTATCAACCGACTCTCTATTCGTAAAGGCGAGCGTGTTGAGAACCCAGAATTTGGCACAATAATATATGATGCCATATTCGAACCATTCACAGAGGCACTAAAAGATGCCATCATAGATGATGTTACGGCTAATCTCAATGCAGATCCACGTCTATCAACAGAGGAAATACTAGTTTCTGAGGCAGAACAGGGCATAGCCATACAGGCAACAATAACATATGTGCCATTGAATATCACAGAGAAATTACAATTTAATTTCGACGAAAACTCGTTGCTACGCCTATCTTAATATACGCATATTTCCTAACACATAAATATCGTTGTATATACTATGGCCACAACAGACAGACAGAACAGATTATTAGTTGCGGAAGATTGGCAGAAGATCTACCAGTCATTCCAGCAGGCAGATTTCAAATCCTACGATTTTGAAACACTACGTAGAACAATGGTGGCATATCTACGTGAGAACTATCCAGACGATTTCAACGATTTCGTGGAAAGTTCGGAGTACGTTGCACTCATAGATCTAATCGCCTACATAGCACAGGCTTTGAGTTTCAGGGTTGATCTAAACGCTAGGGAAAATTTCTTAGAAACCGCAGAAAGAAGAGACTCGGTACTAAGACTTGCACGTCTTATAAATTACAACGCCAAAAGAAATAGGCCAGCAACAGGGCTCTTGAAAATTAATTCTATGTCTACAACACAGGACGTGGTAGACAGTTCAGGCACAAACCTATCAAACCAAACTGTTATCTGGAATGACTCTGCAAACAGCAATTACAGAGAACAGTTTATTGCGATATTGAATGCCGCTAACCAAACAGGACAACTTTTTGGAAATCCAAGGGAGTCAGGACCCATCGGTGGAATAGATACAGAAGTATACACTTTAAGTTCCAACCAGATCGATCTGCCTTTGTTCAAGTATGTCAAGTCTATTGGCGGAGTATCAAGACAGTTTGAAATAGTACCAAGCACAATAAACAATTCTGATTCAATTTATGAATCAGATCCTATCCCGGGCACAGGCCTGACCTACACTTATAGATCAGACGGCGGCGGTGACAGTTCCAACAACACAGGATTCTTTTTCTTGTTCAAGCAAGGAACCATGCAGTATGCAGACTTCACAGTGGACACAGCAATCACGAATTACATTAGATCCATAACGGTTAACAATATCAATGACTCGGACGTGTGGCTGTACAAGTTGGACCAGTTCGGACAGATGTCAGAGAAATGGACACAGGTACCTGCACTATCTGGAAACAACGCAATTTATAACTCTCTATCAGGCTCGGAAAGAAACATCTACAATGTTGTTACTAAGGCAGATGATAAGATAGATCTAGTTTTTGGAGACGGAACTTTTTCTAATCTCCCCCTAGGGTCTTTTAGGACATATCACAGGATAAGCGACAACGTAAAATACGCTATAACACCTGCAGACATGCAGAACGTGACTTTATCAGTTCCTTACACAGACAACTTTGGAGCACAACAGAGCCTTACATTGTCAGTGGGATTAAGACAGTCGGTTTACAATTCCGCGGCCGCAGAAACCAGTGAGTCGATAAAAGAAAAAGCCGCACAGGTTTATTATTCACAGAATAGGATGATCACAGCAGAGGATTATCAAGTGGTACCCCTTTCAGCATCACAAGAAATAGTAAAAGTTAGATCTATTAACAGATCAGCCTCAGGAATTTCAAGAGCCAAGGAGATACTCGACCCATCAGGTGCATATTCAAATGTCAGTGTTTTTGCAGATGACGGAATATTATACAGAGAAGAATCAACACAACAATTTACTTTCACGTTCAACAACAGGGGTGACATACAATCAATAATGGACGGTTCAATAGAAAACAAACTGAAACAACCATACTCGAGACACTTCTACTATTTCAAATATGGGACGAAAGATCTCAGCACATTAACTGCCACGTGGAATTCAACTACTACATCCACGAACACCAATACCGGATACTTTACTTCTACAGGTGCATTGTCGATCGGTGATTTTGCAACTTCTAATTTTAAATTCGCAAAGCCGGGTGCATTGGTTAAATTCACTTCACCAGACACACGAGGGTTTTTAAACGATTCCTTAGTTACAGCAGGAACAGATGATGCTCAAGACAGGAAATGGGCCAAGATAGGTGCATTAGTAGGAGATGGCGCAAACAGCGGTGTAGGTAACCTTGAGTCGGGTGTTGGACCTGTGACGTTGAGTAGTGTGATACCTAACGGTGCAGTTGCAAGTGCAGTGATACCGAATTTCACAACTTCATTTGCACAAGACCTAGAGTTGAACATGATGGATAGAATAGAACAATTTGAAGAGTTCGGTCTAAGATACGATATTAATTCGGAAACATGGAAAGTTATTACAGCAACAAATTTAAGCACTTCGTCTGTTTTCAGCCTTGATAACACAGGTGATACCTCAGCAACTAATTTAGATGCAAGTTGGTGGTTCAAGTTCACCAATGACGGAAACACGTACACAGTGACATACAGGAAGTTGGAATATATATTTGAATCTGAATCACAGAACAAGTTTCACTACGACACAGAAGAAAAAATTTACGATTACAAGACAGGAAAAAGTGTTAAGGACACAGTAAAAGTACTAAAAACTAATTCATTAATATCTACAGGCAACAGCATAGGTTACCCTATTACATGGCAAGTGACAGACACAGTGAAAGAAGCAGACGGTTTCCAAGACAACAGGAAAGTCAAGGTTGGCTTCTATGATGATGACGACGACGGTGTTGTAGACAATCCTGAACTTTTTGATATTATTGTGGAGCCAACATTATCTGAAAGCACCAAATTTGTATTTTTTGAAAAATACACATCCTATGACAACATATCAAGATTTAGACCATACGCGGCATCAAACTTTGTGGTGACACAAAATGAATCAGATATAAATCTTAACACTGCCACGTACACAGATAATCAGTTGTTTTACTTTTACGCATCAGATGAGGACGTGATAAAGAAGTACGACTTGTCTACCAACACACTTTCAACTACCACAGATTACTTGGCTAGAAAGGGTAGAAGGTCTATAAATTTCCAATACAAGCACAACGCAGGACAAGAGACAAGGATAGATCCTAGTGTCTCTAACATTGTAGATGTCTACATGCTGGAGAGAACTTATGATAACCTTTACAGGATTTGGTTGCAGGACGGAGGTGTAAAACCTGCCACATCAACTTCAGACCAACTAAGGATTAATTATTCGGGTACTCTAAATCCATTGAAGTCACTTTCTGATCAGATAGTGTATCATCCGGTCAAGTACAAGATACTTTTCGGTAGCAACGCGGACGAGGAATTACAAGCCACGTTCAAAGTAGTTAAGAATCCTAAAACCAATGTGACAGACGCAGTAATAAAGACAAGAGTAGTTGCGGCAATAAACGAATTCTTTGCACTGGACAACTGGGATTTTGGAGATACATTTTATTTTACAGAATTAGCCGCTTACATACACAATCAATTGGCTCCGGATCTGTTGACAGCAGTGATAGTTCCTAACCAATCAGGACAGGGTTTTGGGTCTCTGTTCCAGATAGATTCAGCGTCAGACGAAATTTTCATCAGTGGGGCCACCGTTGGTGATGTAACAATAATAAGTGCATTGGGAGCCAATCAGTTATTGGCATCCGGCACAGTTGTGACATCAACATCAACTGCCACGAACAATACTACATCAGGATCAGCAGTATCAGGCTCTACTACAACAACGTCCGGTTCAGGTTCAAACACCGGCAGTAGTGGATCAGGATACTAATGGCAGATAACACAACTAATTCACTAACAAATAACGAAGTTGTCAAACAAGGCAACAACGAGTACAGACGTACGGTTCAACATTTACCTGCTTTTTATAGAACAGACACTAACCAGAGGTTCCTTTCCAGCACCGTAGATCCTTTGATACAGAAAGGTGCACTTGAAAGACTAGACGGGTTCATAGGTAGACAAGACGCATACACAAGGCAAGTCACAGACAGATATGTTTCTGCAACCAATCGGGATAGATATGCATACCAACTGGAACCGGCAGTAACATACACAAACAGAGACACAACGTCGGTCAACCCAGAGGATCAGGTCAAGTTCACAGGTACGTATGATGATTACATCAACCAGATCAAGTACTTTGGAGGAAAAATCAATAATCACGACAGACTAAACAAAGAAAAAATATACAGTTGGAATCCTGCGATTGACTACGACAAACTGATCAATTACAGAGAGTATTACTGGATACCAGAGGGACCGGGATCCATAGAAATAGATTCTGTAGGACCAAATGCAGTGGCGGAATATTCAGTAGAGAATTTAGCACAAGGTGCCTACAACTTCTCACACAGGGAGAATGAAAACAATCCTATATTGACACTTTACAGAGGCAACACATACAAATTTAATGTAAACGCAAAAGGACATCCGTTCTACATAATGACTGAGCCATACAAGGACGGGTCGACAAATTTATTTTACACGTCAGGTGTGACCAATGCTGGCGCAGACACAGGGACAGTGACTTTTACAGTGCCTACGGGAGCACCGGATATACTTTACTATCAGTGTGGTAATCATGATGCCATGTATGGTATCTTACAAATAAAAACTATCACGTCGACAACAGAAATCAATCCTGCCGATGACATAATAGGTGCAAAAAATTACAGTCTGAGAACTTTAGATCTTTCAAATGGTATGAAGATCAAGTTTCCGGCCAGCCTAGTGGGATCAGATTATCAGAACAGGGAATACTACGTTGAGGGCGTTGGAGATTCAATAACATTGACAGACGTTGATGACATGATAACTCCGGCCAGTTATTCCACAGAGACGACAGTATTATATGATGCAGTTGGTTATGACACAAGACCTTATGCAAAGGCTTTCTACACACCAGACGCTAAAGATTACATAACAATTAAGAAGGATTCACGTGACCAGAACTCCTGGTCAAGATATAACAGATGGTTCCACAGATCTGTGATTGAAGAGACTGCTAGGGTTTCGGGTTTCACACCTGTACTGGATGAGGACAGCAGGGCAAAGAGACCCATAATTGAGTTTGATTCAGGACTAGCACTTTATAACCATGGTACGGTAGCCAAAAGATCCGTAACACTTTTTGATACAGTAACGACAGATGCTTTCAGCAGTGTGGTCAAACAGACAGGTTATATCATTGATGGATTACCTGTAGAAGACGGAATGAGAGTTGTGTTTTCTGCAGACACTGATTCTACAGTTAAAAATAAAATATATGTCGTGAACTTTGTCACAGCAGGAGATTCCACACAGGTAATATCCTTAACAGAAGCATCAGACGGCACACCAGCGGCCGACGAAAGTATTTTTATTGAGTTTGGTTCAGCAAACCAAGGAAACACATATCACTATGATGCAACATCTGAATCATGGAAATTATCTCAACAGAAGACCGGAGTGAACCAACAGCCGTTGTTCAAAATGTTCGACAACGAACATACTAGTTTCGACGATGCAACAACGTATCCCAACTCATCTTTCACAGGTGCAACTGTTTTCAAATTTGCAACGTCGGATACAGCACCGACAGACACAGTATTGGGTATAAAAGTGAAATACAACACTGTCAACAACATCGGTGACATAGTGTTTGAATCAGATCATACATCTGGAACATTCACATACAAATTAGGTACTACAACATTTACAAAGAATCTCGCCGAGGGACATCTACACTATACAACAAGCAGAACAACGCACAATTCTAGAAGTTCGTGGATACAGAGCACAAACCCTAGCAAACAACGAGTCATAAGGACTTTCACAGTTGGGAAAACAGAAAAAAAATTATTCCCTGTGGACTGTTATGACAAATCAGCATTATTGACCGATCTTGAAATTTCAGTTTCTGTGAATGGTGAGAAAAAATCGCTGACAACAGATTACACATTAGTAAATGGTACTAAAAACAGATACGTAAAATTTGTCAAAGAACTTATTGTGGATGACCAAATAAGGTTATCTGTGTACAGTGCCGCCGACAAAGTGAAAGGCAAAGGCATTTATGAGGTTCCAGACAACTTGTCCACAAACAGCATGAATGGCAAGTTAGGCACATTCACTTATGGTCAGGTGTTGAGACATGTAAGAGATATATTTGAGAAGAACACTAATCTCACAGGATCGGTGCCAGGTAGCACAAATTTAAGAGATAATCCAGACTCACGTTTTCTAGGTGGTACAATACACCAACACGAAGGTCCATTACTGCCGGCAATATACGGGCTGATAGATCGAGATACTAATTTAATTAATGCCATTGAGTACACAGCTCATGAATATGAAAAATGGTATGATGCATTTCTGACACATATAACAGGTACTGCTTACGAGGGAGTTGCCGCTGATAGGGTGGATGAAATAATCAGCAGTATTACTACTGGAAGGAATTCGAGTTTTCCTTTCTACTATGAAGACATGTTGGGGTATGGAGAGAATGTTACAACTAGATCATACACGGTGTTGGGTGCATCACAGACAGAATATGCAATAGATTCAATTCATGACATAACCAAAATAAGCAATAGGGCAGTGTACGTTTATCTTAATGATGTGCAGTTGTTGGTCGGCTCACAGTACACATTCAGCACCACAGACGATAGTGTCAACATAACAGCAACACTTACCGAAGGAGATAGGATCGTAATAAAAGATTACGCAGACACAACAGGAAGTTACATGCCAACTTCACCGACCAAACTAGGCATGTATCCAAAGTTTACACCAGAAATATTCACGGATGACACATACATCACAAGCACGACAGTGATAAGAAAACATGATGGATCCATAATTAAAGCATACGGTGACGAACGTGATTCTTTAATACTGGAATTAGAGAAAAGAATTTACAACAATCTTAAGACATCGTACGATAACACACTTATCAACATAAATGACGTATTGCCAAATGTTTTTTCTTCAACGGAGTATACGGTAGATGAAATAAATGACATAATGGCAACAGATTTCTACTCATGGGCGGGACGTGGAAATGTACAATACATCAGTAACACAACATTCGTAGAAGGATCACCATTCACTTACAACTATGCACGATCAACATCCAACAAGTCAGGTGACAAGTTGCCGGGATATTGGAGAGCCATATACAAAGAATATTACGACACAGATGCACCTCACGTGAGACCATGGGAGATGCTAGGACATTCAGAAAAGCCAACAGATTGGGACACAACTTATGGAACTGCACCTTACACCTCAGGTAACAGTATTTTATGGAACAAAATTGCCACAGAGTCAGGAAGGTACGGCAAACCAGGCATACTAAATTACTTGCCGGTAGACACATCAGGTAACCTGCTCGACCCGTTGGCGATAGGGTTAGTGGACAACCTCGACGTGGCAGGCAGGTCAGCAGGATGGAAGTTTGGTGATCAATCACCAGCAGAAACTGCCTGGAGGAGATCGTCAGCATATACTTTTTCAGTGATAAGAACATTGGCACTGACAAAACCCGCCAAGTTTTTCAGCAACTTATTTGATCCATCTAGATTGACAACAAATGTTGCAGGAAATCAGATAGACACAGACACAGGAGTCAGGTCCACACTGGCCACTTCTAAATATCACCTAGAGACTGTAACAGACAACAACACAGGAATAACGACGAGGTACCACACAGCGGGTTACCAGCCCTTTATTGTGAACCACTTGGTGTCAAAGAACCT